AAAGTTGTAAAAACAAGACGAGGCTATCAAGTGATGGTTTACAGCCGCAAGGTCAAAAAGTTCATCCCACAGGGACCACCCCACAGAAGCAAAGCCGCAGCCGAAAAGGATGCGAAGATGTTTGAGGATGTGCAACTTGACGAAGCAAAGGCTGAGTTTCAGTTTTCAGACAAAGCGACTGCACAAAAATTCATGCGGGAAGTTTCACAGGCAAGACAAGGATCATCGACCGGAACGAGTGATGGTAAAGTCACCACTGATTTTACTGATCTAGGTAATCTTGAACTTAAGAGCGTGGCAAAGATTATGAAAAAGTATGGTGGTAAACTGATCAAAACCAGTGAGAGACAAATGGCAAAGGTCTTTGAAGAGTATACAGAACTTGAAGAAGAGCGTGGATCTAAAATCCAAGTGATGGTCAAGGGTGATAGAAATTCATACGAAAGATTGACAAGAGCCATCACGATGGGCAAAGTCCCCGGCTACGAGGGTGCTATGTTCAAAGGAAAAATGACCACGCTTACCTTTGACGCTAAGAAGCATACTGGAGCAGTGAGAAGAAAACTTGCAAAAATGATCAAGGACTCTGGTGGTGAGTTTGATCGGTCCATTGAAGAGCAAGTTGAGATTCTTGACGAAACCGTGAAAATCATGTTCAAGGGTTTCGGTAGGGAAGTCACTGAATTTCAAACGAAACTCAAAAAGTTTGGCTTTGATAAAGAATATAGAAAAATGATGCAGGACTTCCAGAAGAATGCTAAATCCGGTGATGGTTTTTACGTCACTACGTCAGATAAAGGAATTGGTTTCGAAATTCACCCTGTGTCAGATATGATGATGGGAAATAAAATCAAAAAACTCGGTGACAAACAAGATTTAGGAATGAGGGGAGAAGCACAACTCATCGCAATCAAGGAGGGTTTCCGACTTGATGAAAAAGAATTCAAAGCACACAAAATGTATCATCCCACGACTGGTGAAGAGGTTGACGCAAAAACTAGAGAGGATCATTTGAAATTCAAGGCTATGGGATATCTTCATGATAAGCCAGACATGGAAGAGGGTTTCGCCAGTGATGCTCAACGTCGTGCCGCTTTCGCTAGCGGATACAAGGCTAACGGTAAAAAGAAGTGAAACTCGATCTTCGTGAGGAGAAAAGGCGAGATAACACCAAAGGCATCAAAGATGTCGATAAGGCAAGCACCGTTGAATTGCAACGCACTGTAGACACAGGATCTCCGAGCAAAGGCAAAGCACAAAAGGTCATCAAGAGAAGAAAAGACGCGGCAGCAAAAGCAAGTAAGAAAATGCAAAACGACTTTTTGGAAAACTACAAAACGGAGTCTGACCAAATTAAAGCAAAATTGAAAAGCGTCAAACTTAAGGCTGACAATCCCGGTGCTGGAAGAAAGGCACTTTTGGGTATCAACAAATTGCTAAGAGACAAACTTTTCCCACATTTAAAAAAACTCGTTGGTTTCGGACCAGAACTTGAGGAGCCTCCTCCTCCGGTGATCGGAAAAGTATTGTTTGATTCTGTTGAGGCAAAACTCAAACGCTCTAATACTTTAGAGGAACTTGGCAACGCTCAGGCTGCGATGGATGAATTGATTGCAAGGATGGGTGATCCAGAAGAGTTTGCAAAAATCAAAAAGGTTTTTGACGCAGAGGGTATCACGCCTGAAAAGTTTAAGAAAATGTCCGACGAGGAACGAGCAAAACTTTTGGAAAAAGTCGCCAAGGCAAAAGGCAAGGCAAAAGGCAAGGCAAAAGGATCTGATGCACCTGACACCAAAGACTCGGATACATCTGCCGAAAACGAAAAAAAGCAAGGGGCTAAGGGCAAAAAAGAAACCAATGAGAGATATGTTGGTATTCACTCTGCCTTGAAAGCAGTCCAAGAGGGTAAAGGTAAAAAAGAGTATCCCTCAATTAGAACAATCCTAAATAAAATGAACGGAGAGTAAAATGACAGACGTTTACGCAGGAAGAACTAGAAACGGTCGCATGAGATTTGCAACACCAACTGCCGTGAGAGATTTTGTCCACGGTGTCCACTCAGTTACCGCCCTTGGCACTACTCTTGGGAACGCTGAACTTTTCTCCGGTGTGAGAATCAAAGCAGACGCAGCAAACGCTGAAACAGTCTTCATTGGATCTGGATCTGGTGTTACCACGGATAATCGTGCTAATCTTGATAACGTGGGTTTCAAATTGAACGCAAATGAAGAAGTTTTTATTGACATTGATCAATTGATCAAAGTTAATGTTATGTCCGCCGGTGGTGGAGAAACTTTGTCTTTCATTGGCTCATAATTTACTTGACACCAAAACAAAGCCCCTTACAATTTCAATGTCATGATTGAAGGCTTTAAATTTACTCACGTTAAACCACCACAAAATATTCAAGAACTCAAAACAACTGAGTCTGAGGAGGGTCGCTTTTATCTCGCTCCCGGTGAGAAGAGATATCCATCCGTGACCACTGTTTGTGGATTTGAGAAGGCACGTTTCTTTGCAAAATGGAGAGCAGAGAATCCTGTTGAGGCAAAGCGAACAACTGATCGTGGTAATGTGATTCACGAAGCCTGTGAAAATTATTTGAACAATGAACCTGTTGGGGAACTCGCTTCGAATGAAGCAATGTTGTTTAATAATTTAAAACGAAGCCTGCATCGTATCAATAACATCCGCGCACAAGAGGTTCCTCTGTGGAGCCACACACTGCGTCTAGCAGGGCGTGTGGACTGCGTTGCGGAGTTTGATGGGAAGTTGTCCATTATTGACTTCAAAGGCTCTACGAGGCGTAAAAGCCCCTCTAATATCACAAACTATTTCTGCCAAGCGACAGCCTATGCAATCATGTGGCATGAGATGATGAAAGAGGAAATTGAACAGATTGTTATTCTTATTACATCTGAGGACGGGGCGAATCAAGTTTTTGTAAAAAAACCACTCGACTATGTTGCAGAGTTAAAAAGAGCGATTGATATTTACGAAAACTCAAAGTCTTCCAAGATCAGCAAGTCTTGAGAGTGACGAAGCACTCGATGGTCTGAATGCAATTTCGAGTCTTGGTTTTTTAACACTGCGGTCAATACTAAACATATTCAAACCCATTCTTGCACCACCCATACTCGCACCAGTGATTCCGTATTGTGTTGCAATGGGACGAATCGCAAATCTCAAAATACCACTTGTGTTTGTAATGGCATCCTGAGCCAATTCCTTAATATCAATATTAAGTTCTTGATTGTGGCTAAGAGGTTGGTCGATTGTGAATCCAACAGTTAGTGATGTGTCTACGTCTGTTCCAGATGTTCCGTAAAAACTGTCCCAAGCGTAAGTAGCCCCCCACGATACACCGTTGAGGTATCTACCAAAATCAGCGTCATACGTCGCAGCAATTTTAATAATTTCACAATCCATCCTTGGCACGGAAAGCGGTCCTTGCACAAAACTAGTTGTGTCACCAGTGTAGGCAGGTGCGGATGATCTATCCACCATGTGATTCTTGATCGACAAAATCAAGTTTGCATGACCAAGTGTATCCCCCGAGGTCATACCAGTCGCACCATTATTTTTTGTAAGATCAAACCTAAAGAATTGTTGAGAAAATGCATTTGCACCACTGGCTCCCTCAGCGAGATTAGCAATTGTTCTTGCGGACACGGTGAACCCTGCTGCACTCAAACCAGTCGTGGTCGTTGAAATCAACGGATCTTTATCTTTTCCATCTGGACTTAAACTGTAAATTGACTTCAACATTCTCAAAAATGATCGCCCACCTCTTACATAATTTGATCCAGACGCACCACCGGGACCAATGAAATCATTGATGTGAAGAGTGTAAACTGATAAATTATTTTTTATGTAATCATTTACACTTCCACCCAAAACACCGGGATCAAACTGTGGCTCGGTGATAATCGTGGGATCAGTGTTTGTAATGCCGTCTGCCGGAAATCTAATTCTTCCTTCTGAGCCAACTGTTGTGCTTGGTGTTTGTTGCACCGACAAAGGATTGGGTAAATTTTTGTTTGTTGTGTCTCTTCTCGGAATCGAGCCACCTTCTGCTGGCAAAGCACCACCACCATTATTAATAGGGTCACGCACTGGTGGTCTGATAGGACCGCCGTTACCCAAGTTAGGTTCAGTGGCAGTGATGACGGGAGTTGTGCCAACAGGGTTTTCAACCTCCGGCTCAGTAATGATAATAATTGGATCACCAGAACTCACATCATTATTAACATCGGGACCACCAATGATAGGTCCGCCGATTGTTGGGTTTCCCGAATTATCACCACCAGAGCCACCAGAGCCGCTGTCGGGGTGACCGGGATCACCAGTTAGTCCGCCACCGGGATCAATAAGTATATCCTCGACAAACGCAGACGGGACTCTTCTAAGTCTTCCTTCTCCGAACGCTTGAAGTCCAGATTTAAGCCGACCTCTTCCCATGAGTTATGATCCGATGTAAGTGATAGTCGCTCCTGCTGCACTACCCGTTCCGAAAGTAATATTGTCAACATTGTTGATTTCAACAAACAATTCTTCACTTACGGACAAAAGATATGAATTTGCATCGGTCGGAGTTACGCCGCCGACACCAACACGAATATCACCTTGACCACCACTAAAGGTATTTTTAACTTTGATTCCAGACTCACAAGTAAATCCCGGTAGCGAGACAGTGGCATCGGTCGTGAGGTTGAACGTGCCAGAGGTGAATGACGTAGGAGTTGCAACGGAGGAGATTGACACGGTTCCCTCGATGTTCATCGTCGTTCCGGTGGCGTTATCAATTCCTAAAGTAATGCCAGTTTTGAAAGATGTGATATCGGCAGAAATACCACTAACAATCGCATCCAGAGTCGCACCAGTGGCTAGACTCACTTCTCCAACGCTAATATCTGCAAAAACAGTAATACCCTCACCATTTGTTCCACCGCCAACAGGCAGAGTTTTGAATGTTGGATTAATACTATACAATTGGACAGGGAGTGGGTTTGTTGAAGTTATTTGATTCAACGTGCCATCGCCACCAATTCCGAGTTTTACGAATTGTGCATGACCACCTTCTGTGGTAAGATAGTCCGTGGCGACATTAGCACCGCCAGATCCTAAGTTGAGGGTAATGTTATCTGCGTTTGTTATCCCGGCTGCCATTTAGGTTCTCCTAATACATACTATGTAGTGAGGTCATTATGTTTGAAGATTTAGAAAAGACTTTTTCCAAACGAGTTGAGGATCGAGTCTTGAACACTGGTGAAGGTTATATGGAATCAATAAATAACCTTTGTGAAGAGATTGGCGTTGAACCAGAACTCGTCGCTAAGTATTTATCTAAGCCTATAATCGAAAAAATTCGTGTCGAGGCAGAGGAGATTAATCTTATGCCAAAAACACCGAAACTTTTTTCCAATGGGGGTTGACAACGTGTCACTCTCGACTACAATTCCTACATCTGTTTAAAACTGTCTACAACAACTAAAAAGGAGAAAACAGTATATGTCATTTGAAAAACTAAAACAACGAAGTCAAGACAAGGACGCTCTCATCCAAAAACTTACGTCGATGGATGACGGCGAAAAGAAGTCATACAAAGATGATCGCTTTTGGCGACCAACTGTTGATGACGCAGGAACCGCAAGTGCCGTTATTCGCTTCTTGCCCGAAGCCGAAGGTGAAGAAGATGCTTGGGTTCTCTACTACAATCATGCATTCCAAGGACCGGGTGGTTGGTTCATCGAGAACTCCCGAACCACCTTCGGTGAAAAAGATCCAGTGTCAGAGCATAACTCAAAACTCTGGAACAGTGGTTTGCAATCCAACAAAGATCTCGTTTCTCAAAAGTATAAGAGAAAGAAGAACTTTGTTTCAAACATCCTTGTGATTAATGATTCAGGCAATCCAGAAAACAACGGTAAGGTTTTCCTTTATCGTTATGGTGTGAAGATTCACAACAAGATTATGGATGCCATGAAGCCAGAGTTTGCGGATGAAGAGCCAATCATCCCACACGATTTCTGGCAAGGTGCAAACTTCCGATTGCGTCAACGCAAAGTCGCTGGTTATCCTAACTACGACAAGTCGGAGTTTGATACTCCCTCGGCTCTCTTCGATGGTGACGAAGGTAAGTTGAAGGAGATCTGGGAGCAACAGCACTCCCTTCGTGAGTTTGTCGATCCGGCAAACTATAAGTCTTATGATGAATTGAAGACTCGTCTTGAGTCTGTTCTCGGTGGCTCGCAGCCGACTAATACGGCAGAATATACTGCCATTTCTGATGAGGTCGCACCAGCGGCGACCAGTGAAGCGGCTCCACAACGGGAGAACGTGGAGCCTGATGGAGAGGAGTCCGCTTTGGATTACTTCTCACGGCTCGCCAATGAAGACTAAACCCTTTACACGAAAAGGTCAAAAACCCTCGCTTCGGCGGGGGTTTTTTGTTATCTACCACCAAGCATAAATGGTGACGCTGAGTCGAGTGGTGAGAGAACATCACGATCAAACGATCTTGCACCAATGTTACTATCGGGGACAATTTGTGTTGGTGATGTGGTGGCATTGCTAATATTATTCACCGTGACATTTCCTGCTCCACCTGCTCCGACTCCTGTTGCAAGTCCAACGGCGGTGGCTCCAACTGTGGGAGATGTGAATGGAGATCCATCAGTGCCAAAGACCTGATTACCAAACTCCGAGATAGCAGTAATAACTTCACTTATGGCTTGACTAAAGTTCGTGGTGTCGTAGTCCATGTCAAGAAGACCCTTAAGTGATCTCTTCATCCTGTCAAGAACACTTGGTACACCACGAAGACTTTCAAATCTACTTCCCAAAGATGTAATTTTTTCAATCAAAGTTATAACATTTGTATCTCTACCTGATAACCAGTCACCGGCAGCGGAGAAAACACCACCGACTGATGATACTGCATTCGCACCCACGACTGCTGCAAGACCAGCAGCAAGAGCAATCAGTCCACCACCAATTGCCGCCAACTGACCACCAGTAAGCGACAGTCCATCAATCGTTGTGAGAAGTTCCATACTTTTATCAAAACCAGTTTCCAAGGCTCCGGTCACACCATCTATCACACCGAGAACAGTTTCTTTTAGGGTTGTTGCAAGCGACGTAACAGTTTCTCCAATTGTTCCAACGATTCCCTCAATATTATCACCAAAACTTTGAAGAGTTTCACCAACTGTGCTAACAATCGTCTCAACGGTTCCACCGATAGTGCCTACGATTCCAGATTGACCGTCTTCACCAACGAGAACAAATCCAATCGTTTCAATGCCTGTTCTCAGAGTCTCAAATAACTCCACTATACCTGTGACGAAAGGTGTCAAAGCCACATCAAGAGCGTTGGCTAGACTTGCCAGTTGTGGTTCTAGTTTTTCCATGGCAGATGCAACCATGTCGAGTCCCAGACCAAACGGCATAAGAGCAAGACCCAAAGCACCGATAGCGGCAGCACCTAAAAATACAAATGTAGAAATGGCAGGGTCACCTAAAATTCTG